CTTCTACTATTCGTGCCTCTTGAACACTTTTAGGTAAAAATGCAAATGTATAAGTAAAACTTCTTCTACCAACTCCCTCAAACATCATTTCCACTCTTGGAGTAATAACACTTCCACTTGAAAGTTGTTGTAGAGCTTTTGCGCCTGGCGCAACAGTGTCTAAAGTAGCATTTAACGCACTTGTTATTCCCTCTTTTCCAACACTACCACTTGCAGCTGTAAGAACTGCTTTTATTTTAGTTGCAGTACCATCACCAGCACCTTTAAATGCATCTATGGCAGCATTAGCAACACCAGCAAGAGAACCAATTTCTTGATCACCATACTTTACATTATAGGATACAGATACAGCAGGAGGCATATACAATGCAATAGTTGTTGCAAGTCTTTGAGTAGGAACTTTCTCCAATACAATTGAACGATTTAGTTTACCACCAGCAGGAGATTTAAACTTACCAGCTCTTACATCTGCATGAAGTTGTTTTTGAGTCATATCGTCTGCTCTTACTGAGACTGCGCTGCCACTCGTTCTATCCTCTGCTTTCATGCCCGCTTCATCATCATAACCACCTTCATCTGCTATCTCTTTTATTGCTTTTTCTATATTTTTATTACCCTTATTTTTTGCAAGCTTGCCTGGAATTCTTTCGTTAATCATAAACATAATATAATGACCTTGTTGTGGATCACTATCTACATTTATAGGATATGTTAAGATATTGCTAGAAGTTCCTTTATTTGCACTAAACGTAGAACCAAGTGCAGAATTATTACCTTCTTTGTTTAAACCAGCAATATTTCTAACTGCATTACCACCGGCTTTAACTGCCTGGTTGGCAGCTCCAGCGATTCCTGATCTTACTGCATTACTAATTCCTGTTAATACTGCCATTTTAAGTGTCCTTATAAACTGTTATAAGTATTTATACATGAAGACATACAAAGGTAAATATACTCCAAACAATCCTCGTAAATATACAGGGAACCCATCTAAAGTAATCTATCGCTCTTCATGGGAGCGAAAGTTTATGGTGTATTGTGATACCAGTGACAGCATACTTGAGTGGTGTTCTGAAGAAGTCATTATACCCTATTTATCCCCTTGGGACGGTAAGATGCATCGTTATTTTCCAGACTTCTATATTAAAGTTAAACAGTCAAGTGGTAAGATTAAAAAGTTTATTATAGAAGTTAAACCTAAGAATCAAACTAGACCACCAAAGCCTGTTACCCGAAAGACTAAAAGATTTATAAATGAAGTTAGAACTTGGGGTATAAATGAAGCAAAGTGGAAATCTGCAAAAAATTGGTGTGACCATAATGACATGGAATTTAAGATACTTACGGAAGTTGAGTTGGGTATACGTTTTTAGAATGTGGTTGATAAAAACATTGAATATTCAAATATTAGATTTGTCTCATAAATAAATTCATGAAAGATATAGAATTTAATGTAAAAATAGCAAGTACAGGAGATACATTTCTTGTACCTATAGGCAAAAGTATACTTGATGTATTATATGAAAATAAGATAGGCCATCCTTCTTCATGTAAGGTAGGTATGTGTAGTAAATGTCTCGTTACTTACTTAGAGGGAACGGTAGACCATCGTGATTTACTATCTTCATCAGACATAGATCACAATACACAACTAACAATTTGCCAATCAAGAGCAACATCCCCACTATTAGTGTTAGACATAGATTTAGACACAGAGGATGAATTCTAGTATTTGTCATAGAACTACGTATAAATAATAGTATGGCAAAGAGTAAATATATTCAAAGCGTTTTAGATGATGCTAAAGGTAGACCAAAATCTACTCAATGGTACAAAGATAAGATCAAGGAGTTTGGGCAACCTTCAGCTCAGGACTTGATTCGTGATGGAAAGAGAAACAACAAACCATTTTATGGTAAGTTGAATATGTTTTTATACAATCCAAAATTCAAGAAAAAATTACCCTACTACGATACCTTTCCTTTGGTGTTACCTCTGGAAACCTATAGTGATGGATTTTTAGGTTTAAATTTACACTACCTCCCAATTCCCTTACGAATAAAATTACTTGATAGATTAGTAGACTATTCTAACAACTCACAGTTTGATGAGAGCACACGATTAATTGTTGATTATAGTAGATTAAAAAAAATAAAATTAATACAACCAACCATACACAAATACTTAGCTGGTCAAGTTCAGTCACAGTTTCGTAGAATAGATGCAGATGAGTTTACAGTCGCAACTCTTTTACCAGTGCAAAGATTTAAGAAGGCAACTGCAAAAGAAGTATGGTCTGACTCTAGGAGTATGATCTAATGGCAGGAATTCCTAAATTTTTAGAGGGTGGTGCTTTTGCTGTTCTAAATGATATTCTTTCTGGATTTCATGATGACAATGGATATGCACAACCAAATAGATATGAAGTTTTAATTTTACCCCCAGCAAAACTTGGTGGTGGAAATCAAACTAATATATTTTCTGGTTTGGAAAGACAAGGCGATACTAGAGACATATCTTTGCGAGCTCAAAGTGTTAATATGCCTGGCAGAAACTTATCAACAACTAATGACACTAACATATATGGCCCAGAAAGAGAAGTTGTAGAGGGTGTTACTTACGCAGAGGAAATATCTATAGATTTTCAAGCAAGTTCACAGTTGTCAGAAAGAGTATTTTTTGAGAATTGGCAAAGACAAGCGTTCAATGAAAAGACTTGGAATATTGGATACTATAATGATTATGTTGGTGAAATACAAATATTTGTTTTAGATAAACAAGATAAAAGAAGATATGGTATCAAACTGTGGGAAGTCTTTCCAAAGACTATAGGTGCAAATCAGTTAGCATATGATGCCAATGATACATTGATGCTAACAAATGTAAGTTTTAGTTTTAGATATTGGACTAGTTTAGATCAAAACCAAAACCCAGACATTAATATTTTTGATAGAATTACGGAAACTGTGATTAGTACAGCAGAGAGAAATATATCTAGGAACATTCCTAGAATACTGAATAGATTATAATAAAGGATGAAAAATTATGGCGTTACCTAAACTTGATGTGCCAGTTTATGAGCTTGAACAACCATCAACTGGCGAAACGATTAAATATAGACCCTTCTTGGTCAGAGAACAAAAAACACTCATGTTGGCTCAAGAGTCTGAAGATGATAAACAAATTAGAGATGCTTTAGCAAGTCTTATATCTAATTGTACTTATGAAAAAGTTGATCCATATAAAGTTCCAATTTTTGATATAGAATTTTTATTTTTAAGAATACGAGGAAAATCTGTAGGCGAAAAAGTTGATTTGAAATTATTGTGTCCAGATGATAATGAAACACTTGTTAATAAAACAATTAATTTAGAAGATATTGGTGTGAACATGAAAGTTGGGCATACTAATGAAGTTGAAATTACAGATAAGATAAAAATGGTTATGAAATATCCTACTCTCAATGATGTTGTTGATATGGGAGAAGATGTAACTGACTCTGAAGACGTTTTTAAAATGGTTAGAAAATGCGTTCATGAAATTCATGATGGTGAAAAAGTGTATAACAAAATTGATATATCAGAATCAGAATTAGAAGAATTTATTGATAGTTTAACAAGTGATCAATTTGAAAAAGTTACAGATTTTTTTGACACTATGCCTAAAGTTCAATATTCTGTAGAAGTAACAAATCCAAAGACTAAAAAGAAAGGTGAAGTAGTCATTGAGGGTATTCAAAGTTTTTTCGACTAAGCCTCTCTCATGACTCCATTTTTAATTATTTTAAAACAAATTTTGGAATGATACAACACCATAGATGGAGTTTGACAGAAATAGAGAACATGATGCCTTGGGAGAGGGAAGTATATGTTGGATTATTAATTCAACACGTTGAAGATGAGAAGAAAGAACAGGCTAAGCAATAATGGAAATACTTACACCATCAGGTGCAGCAATGGAACTTACTGAACTAATTATGCCATATATTGGTATGGTGATAATTGTTGTTATGGGATTTATGTTTAAAGACTTTGTAACGAAGTTAAGCAAAGGTATTGCTTTTCAAATGAATAAACAATTCCAAGAGGGTGATCATGTTCTACTTGACGGAGAACGTGCTCTAATCGTTAAAATAGGGATGACACAGACCGTATTTGGTGTTACTAAGATAGGTGGTGAATTAGATGGAGATTATATATGGAGATACGTTCCAAATGAACGTATAGAATTTCTTAAATTAGAAAAGATAATTTTTGATAGAACTCCTATAAATAACAGTACAAGTATAAAAAACAACTCAAATGAAATTGAGGAGCTGAAAAATGGCAAATGAAAAATCTTCATGGTACAATAATATCAATTCTTCTGTAATTGATAAGTGGCGTATCTGGCCTAGAGGACTGATTACTCTATATGGTATTATGTTTTGGCGTACAACAGAATGGTTCATGGCATTACCAGAACCCACTGCCCCTCAAAGTGCATTTGTAAGTGTCATCGTAGGTGCTGGAGCTGCATGGTTTGGACTTTATGTCGGTTCTGGTGGAAAGAAGGATAGTTAAGATGGTTGAAGAAAGTACCGCTGCAGCAATGAAACGCTTATCTGATGAGATGTTTAAAGGAAGGGCTGAACAAACTGCGGCGTTAGAAAAACGAGCAAAACAAGAGGTCTTAACAGCAAATCAATTTAAAGCACTAATAAAACAAAATGAAGAAGCTGCCAAAGCAGCAGAGAATGGTGATAAAGAATTAATTGCTATTTCAGAAAAAACTCAAAAAGCACTTGATGACGCTAACAAATCAAAAAAAGACCAAAAAGATGCTGCAAATTCATTAAAACTACAAAGAGAACAACTTGAATTAGCTAAAAAGGCTTCTGGTTTTAGTGAAAAAAGATTTAGAAAAGTAGAAATTGCAAATGCTGCTCTTGAACGACAAAACCAGATTTTGGAAGAGTCTGAAAAAGCTCTTAAAGGTTTAGGAATAGATTCTAAAAATAATAAAAAACATAGAAAACAACAAGTAAAAGCAGCAAAGATGGAATTGTCGCTTGCAAAAACAAGCGGTTCTGCTGATGCTGAAGATGAAGCAAAGAAAAAAATACGTGATGCAAGAGGAAATAGCTATTTAGGAAAAATAGCAAATGGTATAACAGACATTAAAAATAGTGCAAAAGATAAAGTAGTATCTGGAGCAAAAGGACTCTTTTCTATGTTTAAAAAATTTGCGTTTGGTGCATTTTTACTTGCCACCATAGCATTTTTAAACTCTCCATATTTTGATAAAATGATAAAGGCTTTCAAAGAGGATATTATTCCAGCTTTAACAATACTTATTGATGATTATATTGTACCTTTTGGTAAGTTTCTCTTCGGACTAATCAGTGGTGAAAATGAAACAATAAAGAGTATTAAAGAATTTACTAAAGGAACAATGTTTGAAGGTGTAACTGACGGTCTTTTTAAAGTTCTTGGCGGTCTTGTCGCAGCTTTGAGTCTTGCTGTATTATTCAAACCATTTTTTGCAGCAAAACTCTTAGTTGGTGGAGCTTGGAAGCTTACAAAACTTTTTGCTGGATTTGGTAAAATGGCAGCAACACTTTTGGGTTTTGGAAAGGCAACTGATGCTGCAGCAAAAGGAGCTGCTGTAGCTGCAAAAACAGCAGGAGTTGCGACTACCGCAACAAAGGGTGCTGGCGCAGCTGCTAGTGCAGTGAAGCCAGGATTAAATATGCCTAAAGCAACTGGTCCAGCAAAACCAACAAAGTTATCAAGTATCACTAATGCAGTAAAGGATAAATTTACACACCTTAAAAAGTTTCCTGGCCTTCTGAAGGTTGCAAACAAAA